GTTTTTTTCATAGATTACAGTTGCAGTATGATCACTTGTAGGAATTATTTCTTGAACTATAAATGTTTCATTATTAAAATTGTTTGCTCTGTCTTTATTAGAATATCTTTTGCAGACAATCTCTGTAAATGTTTTTAATTCTTTAGCTACAAGCTTATTCATTATTGACCAGAATATACAGTTGAAGAATCTGTGAGTTTATTTTTCCAGGCATATTCTTTTTGCCATATATCTAATTTTTTAATTACATAGGGTTCTAAATTGTTAGGAATGTTTTTTACAGCATTATAAATAGAATCATTAGATCCTACATCTTTTAATTGTTTTTCAAGCTTAACAACTTTATTTTCTAAATATTGAATTTTGTTTACTTGATCAATAGTAAGATCTGATTTATATGTAAACATTTGTTCCCATTCTGTAAGCTTTTTATTTCCTAACTTATAGACATCATATTGTTTAACTGAATTAATTACAGTGGCATGGTTCATGGATTTACCATTGTCTTTAAAAAAGTCAGCAATTCCAGTCCATCGCATTAATCGTTTGTTTCTTAATATGTGACAAACTAAAGACCTTATTTCTATAATTGAGCTTTCTCTTGAAGATTCAAATACATCAATACCAGATAATTCTTTTAATTTGTTGGTTACTTCTATTGGTAATAAATTTTTCATTGTGTTCTTAATTTTAAAAGGTTATAACATTCTGTGTATTTCTGTCTTGCCTTTCCTTTATACTTTTCTTTAAAAAGTAGATATAATTTTTTTGTGTATTGGTATTGTGTGTTGCAATCATCGTAGTATTTTTTGGCAAACTTAACACCTTTACCTTTAAAATAGTTTACGTTGTCTGCTGTGTCTCCAACTATCATTTGCTCATAGAAGTTGTATAAAGCTTCTTGTGGTGTGATGTCAAGTATTTGTTTGTGTTTATAATGGTAATTGTACATTAAACAAGGGAATTGTTTATAGTCCTTATCAATAGAAACAATCATAACATTTTCACGACCAATGTCATTACTTAGGTTGTACCAATATCTTGCAACCAAATCATCAGTTTCTATTCCAAAACCAAATATGCTGTTGTATTGTTCTTTTACATACTTGTGCATGGGATGTAATAGAGGTGGTAATTCTTGTTTTTTTCTATTGGCTTTATATACTGGTGTGATTAGTTTTCTAAAGTTTCCCTTAGATCCATTAAAAGTAATAACCTTATCAATTTCAAATTTATCTTCAAGGTCGTTAACTATCTTAATAAACTGATGATCAAATTTAACTTTGGCATCTTCTAAATCATCGTAATAAGGATAATCATTAGGATCTTCTTTTGATCTATAACAACTTGCAAAAATTAAGCTGTCTGCATCTATTAACAATACCATGTTTAATCTCTATTGCGTTTACTGTATCGTGTGGGGGATATGACAGGTTTGTCATCTTCATCAATAGTTTCTTTGGTTATGATTTGACCTTCTAAATCAATAACAGTATAATTGTGTTCAACTAAAAATTCGATTGCTTTATTTATTTTTTCTGCGTTTTTTCTAAAGTGGTCAAATATTTGGTTTTCAAATGCGTGTGGTGTGTGTGACATAATGTTTTATTTATTTTAAAATTAATCAAAATTAAGTTATAAACAAAATGTTTATTATTTATTTACTATTATCCCACACAAGATTTAGTTCTTTAATCCATCTTTTTATTATAGTGGGTGAACAAGTGCAAGGTTTGTGTAGTTTATGCTTATAGTATTTGCTGTGCAATTCACATACCATTGAAAATTCTTCACGACTAATGGTTGCTTTTTTTGAAACTCTAAATGCTTTCCAATCTTTACTATCATCTTTATTAAATTTAATTACCATCTTTTTATTTTGATTTTATTCCAATCTTTTCTTCTTTTATCACAATTGCAATTAGGATTAATTTTTTTCCAAACATATCTTATGCCTGTGTATTTAGTAAAGTAATAAACAAGATCCCCTAATTTCATTTTAAAGGTTTTAAAATATTGTTATTAATAAAATAATTATCATTAAATCCAAAGTTTTTTATTATACTTTCTTTAATTACATCATTTCTGTTTATATATCCTATTAGTTCAACTTCTGGTAATTTTACCCAAGCTAAAACATAAATTTCTGCATATTTTCTTTTAAAATTTTCTACTCCTAATATTAAATTTGGTTTTGTATTAATATCACTTGCTTTAACATCAGTTTTATTTTTAAAATCAAAACCTTCATCACCACGACCTAAAGTAGTTGTGTCAACTTCTTCACCAGAATAAATTGAATAAGCAACTTCACCTAATGCACCAACAATGTGCCTGTGCCAATTCGGTTTGTTTTTATAAGGATTGCGTGAATTTTTAGTGTTTGCATGATTCATACTTGCACTCCTTTTATAACCTAAATCTTTTGCAAATTCTATTTGTTCTTTTGTTAATGTAATTGTCATATAATATGTTTTAATTTTTCAGTAACCTTACGAAAAGTATTATATAAAGAATGATAAGGAATACCAGTTTTTCTTGAAAGTGCTGCAACAGAAATGCCGCCATCAATTAATTCATAAACCTTTCTGTCATACCAATACATTTTTTGTAAAGCATTTTGTATTTCAATATAGATATTTATATAATTTATATCATTATAATCAGTTTCAAGATTCACACAATCATCTATTGATATAACGGAAACTTTTGCTTCTTTTCGTTTTAAATCTAAGAACAAAGACTTAAGAGCTTTAAAAACATAAAAATAATTATAATCATCATCACCAAAATCAATGTCTAAACCATTATCTAATTTGCGTTTTAATTTGATATACATTTCTGAAACAAGATCTTCAGCAGTATCTTTGTTGCATCCAAAAGATTGTACAATGTCAAGCCAAACTTGATGTTTAATAAAAATCTTTTCCAATACAGTCATAAACTTTAATCACTTAACGGATCATATAGATCACCAATTATTTCTGGATAACCTATATCATTCACTTTAAAGCTGAATGTTTCAAATGCATACCCCCTACTTCGTTTGCATTTAACAGTTATCCATTCCTTATTGATTGTGTTTGCTTCTAATTGTATTTGTGTTTCTGTTTTCTTTTCCAAAAAAGATCCTAAATGTCCAGTAGGTTTATCATTACCAAAATTTGAATGAATTACGCAAATAATATGAATATTATATACAGAACTCCATTCCATAATTTTTTGTACACAAGCATTCGATTCTTCAATGTTATTTACATCAGAACATAAATCCGCAATTCCATCAATTACTAATAAACCAGGATTTGTTGTTTTATGAACTAAACAATATTCAATAAATTTAATTCTGTCTTTAAAACTTATTGATCTTAATCCAAATGTAAGATAATTTTTTGTATAATCTATTTCATTCATGTTCAGAACCCTTTTAAATACCTTTTGACAATGCCATTGACCTTGTTCAGTATCAATGTGAATTACATCTTTATTGTCTCTGTGTCCTAATATTTCACCGCCAAAATGATTTTTAGATCCTAAGTATATTGATACTAATAAAGAAACCAGAAATGTTTTTTTTGTTTTGGGTGGTGCTTGTATAAATGAAAAGTTTCCATAAGTTCCAATAGGTATAGGTAATCTCATGTTACCTTGTTGTGTTTGCATTGTCTTATAACCAAAAGATAATGCAACTGGTGGATATTCAATATTTTTGTGTGGATCTACTTCACAATCTTGGTCGATTGATTGCATAAGAAGATACTGGACTGTTTCAGCCTCGGATAGTCTATCTGTCATTAAATATGGAAATAAAAAAGGGGGAACTAAATCCCCCTATAAGTTAAGGGATTAATCCCAAGGTAAATCATTGTTGTCACTTGCCACTGGTTCGGCTTTGTAATCTGTCACAACTTCTTTTGGAATAACTCCAACATTACCAGATGAAAAAACTACATTACCATTACCCCAATAATTTTTTGGTTTATTAGCATCACGTTCTTCTTTACTTTGTGGTTCTGTAATTGTTACATTTTGTCCATAATTATCAGGATTTTCATAAGCTGTTACAACTACATTTAAATAAGTTCCTTTTTTACCCTTGTAATATTTTTCTTTGGGTACTTGATTGATTTTAATTTGTGCGTTCATTATAATCACACCATTGTTTTTTTTCATGTTGTCCATATTTATTTAATTAATTGATTAAGTTTATTTTCTACTTTACTAATATCAAATTGAGTTCTAAAAAAATTCATGTCTTTAGTACCAGCTTGTAATGCTTTAACAACATCATTCCATCTACCAACATTTTCATAAAGAATTGGTAGTTTAGAAGCTAAGTTTGCATCATCATCAACAGCTTGTAAAGCCAATAGTGATTGTAAAGTGTATCTTCTATAGTATGTTATAGCTGATCCCATTTTTTGAGCATCTAAGTTTTTAGGAAGCTTCATTGATGATTCAACAGATCCGCCTTCTAAGTCTGATATTATAGATCTTACTTGATTACAAGTGATTGGTTGTGTTAACAATAGCTTGTGTTTAAAAAGCAAAGGTTGTAATTGCTTAATTAAAGAATTAATATCAAAGTATTTAGATTTGTAAAAAGGATTTCTGGCATCTTTACTAATTGATCCAAGTTCATGTTGTAAATCAAAAAGTTTTGTGTAAATATTCTTTGCCATTATTTAAGAATATTATGTTTTAACAATTTTTCTTCTAAAGATTTAATGTAAGAATTGTTAGTTGCATTCTTCATTTCAAGATTAAAGATGTCGTTATCTTTTTCTTTAATTTTGTTTTGATAAAAGTCAATTAAAATTGAATGTTCTTCTTTTGTAACTGTGTTTTCTGTCATAATTAAATGTTTTTGTGAATTGTGAAGTTAACAATTAATTTAATAAAAACAAAAAAGGTGCTAAATAAATAACACCCTTTTTAGAAACAAAGACATATCACAGAATACATCTAATATAAAAATTACATTAATTTATTTACTATTATATTGTAGTAAGTTATTAACGATTCTAAATCTTCATTTGAAAATTTAACAATTTGTTTTGATTTAATTAAAAGTTTTTCAGCAGTTCCATCACCAAAATCTTTATCTAATTTTAAACCGAATTTGTATTGTTCGCCATGCTTCATAATGTTACATCCGTAGCACTGCACCATACAATTTAAAGGATCCCATCTTGTTGCATAATTTTTACGACTTTGAAAATGTCCGCATTGCATACCCTTTTGAAAATGTGATTTTTTTCCGCAAGTATAGCATTCAACGATTTCATCGTTTGCGTGTCTTAAACGGATGTATAAAGAAAAAACAGTGTCTAATCTTCTAACTGTTTGTTTTCTTGATTTCTTCATTTGTCTTGAGTATGCAAAAACCTATCACCAGTGTTTTTATCAAGTGTTCTAATGGCTTTAAATATAATTGTGCTTTGTTTTTTTCCTTCAGCTATTTCAGCTTTTGAACTATCAGTTCCAAGATTACAATAAATGTTTGCATTTAATTCTAATAATGCATCTATTTTTCTTCTTATTGTATATGTTTTATATTTTAATATCTTATTAATCATTATTATAAGCTTCATAATATTCAGTTTTATTTAAATTAAAAGAAACAAAAGAAAAAAGTTAAAAAGAAAACAAAGAAAAAGCCTACAAAAAGAAATATTTTTAAGTGCCTGATCCAAGCATCATCCATTTTTATTAGGCTATGCAAGTTTAATTTTTTTAAATATAGTAAAAATTATTTACCTTTTTATTTTTTCGTAACTACGACCACCAAAATAAGCCGCAACAGTCGTTGTAAGCAATAGTTTTAAAAGTTCCTTCCATTCACCATCTACATTAAAGTTAATTGCACCAGCATCAATAAAAACAAGTAGGACAGTTGATGTTATTAAGAATATTAAAACCAATGGTCGTACATTCTTTGAAAGGTATGAATCCGATTTTAAGTCTATTTTCCATCGTTCAGTTATGCTTTCATTTAGTTTGCTTTCTGCATTTAAAAAAACCTGGTTCATTTCCTTTTCCATTTCAGCTTTTTCTACTTTACTAAATGTGTGTTTGTCTATTATTCCAGAAATTTTATCAGCTATAGATCCACCAACATTACCAAATAATTTTTTTAATATTTCTACCATTATTTCTTTTTAAGTAAAACATCTGATGATGGTCTAACTGTTATGTCTGGAACAACTGGAACACTTTTGGGTGTGTTTTTAATGCTGTTAGAAGAACTATTAAACCCTCTATTGTCATAATACTTAAATCTGTATTGATCAGATCCGTAATAAGGTCTATAATAATTGTAATTGCTATAAACAGGATAATATGATCGATACATATTAGGTCTAATTTTTTCAATAGGAACAAGTATTGTGTCTCCTGTTAAAGTTACAGCTACAATGTGTGAAGCTATTTGTGGTTTAGTATATGTTCCACAACTCAAAATTAAACATGAAAATAATACAACAACTATAAAACAAAATAAAGCTTCAAGAAATGATATTATTATTTTTTTCATCTTTTATATATTTTATCTTCTAATTTATCAAGCCTTTCAGATTCTGATTTTATGTGTTGTTCTAAAAATAAAATCTTTTGATCTATTATGTCATGTGATTGAGCAGGTGGGAGTTTTTTTGCAACTTCAATTTCTGCTTTATTTAATTCTATTTGTTTTGTAAGTGTTGAATATGTCATTGTAATGCTTATTAAACCCCCAACAACTAAAACCAAAGTTTTAAAGTCAAGTGTTAAATCTTTTTTACCATCACCATCAATATCAACACCCAAGTTATTTTTTAACATATTCGTAAGCTTTATTTTTTATTATAGAATTTAAAATGTAATACAAAAAGTATGCAATAAATGTTTAATTCATCGAAATCTTTATCATAATTTTTAGGAAAAAAACTAAAACCAATTAAAAGACCAGTTGAAATTCTGTCAATTATTGCAAACTCCCATTTCATTAACAATTTTCACAATCGGAATAAGTGTAATATTTACCTTTTCGTTTAGTAACTAAAACTTGTTTTCGATTATCTTTTTTATTGTTATATGAAACATGAAGCCAAAGTGGTTCAGAACCAAATTCCCAAATTAACTGATCAAAATCTAAATTGTCTTTTATGTAATGAAACATTTCAAGATTTGATTTTTTGCCTAATGAGGTTATATCCATTGCTTGACCACTTAAATGTGATGAACTTAATGCACCGCCAATAATATTATTTAAATCCTTAGATCTAAACATACTATTAACTTTTATTGCACCACCAACCCATTCTCTAAGTGGTTCAAAAACCTTTTCAGCTAAAATTTCCATATTTTTAATATGTTCACTTTTTGGTTTATTGTCTAAACCTTCCCTTAGAGCTGTTTGAGAATTTGTTGCTTCTTTGTACGAAATGTGATTACTTATTTTCTTCATCTTTTTCTGGGATTAATTTATAAGATCCATCTTTTAGGTCAATATTTATTTTGCCATATTTTTCCTCAAGACTTTCTTTAGATTTGTTTTGTTTTTGGTTTTCTTCATTCATCATAATGTTTAAATTAAAACCTTGATTTGATAATAAACCCAAATCATGCTTAATAGCATTTAATTTACCTTGTGATTCTTGCAATTCTTTTAATTCTTCTTTACTAATTTTTGACATTTTATTATTTTATGATTAAGTTATAAATATAGTAATTATTTACATTTACATTCTTGTTCTAATCTTTCTACTTTTGCAGTTAGTTCTTGTATTGCTTTTACTAATACAGGAATTAAATTTGATTCAGTATAAGCCAATTTGTCTTTGTCTGAATTATCAATTATAACAGGATTATCTCCCTCTAATTCTAATACCTCTTGTGCAAGGAATCCATATCTTTCTCTGCCTTGAGTTTCTTCTGAATCTCTATCCTTTCTGAACTTATATGAAGTTGGTTTTAATTTACTTACAAAATCTAATCCTTTTTGTATTTCTTTAAATTCAGTTTTATCTCTTGCATCAGAAGTTGCAGTCCAAGCAACTCTTATATAAGCACCTACTACTGAATTATCTCCTATACAAACTTCATTACTATTAGTAGTCAAATGTCTTGGAGATGAACCACTACCTGCTGCAAAACCAAGAGCAGTACAATTAGTTCCTGTAGTTATTTCATCTCCTGCACTATATCCTAACGAAGTATGATTTGTTCCACTTGTTACTGCACTTAATCCTGCTCTACCAATTCCTGTATTCTGCGAACCTGATTGATTTGCAGCATCTCCTGCATAAGAACCTACATAAGTATTTGCAGCACCTGTTGAATTAATACCTGCATTGTGACCTATCATTGTATTATCATTAGTAGTCGTAACTGCATAACCTGCTTGTCTACCTACAAATGTATTTTGAACACCAGTTGTTAGTGAGTAACCTGTAGCTTTTCCAAAACCTGTATTACAACAACCTGTTCCTGCTGAAAAATTTGCATAAGCACCTACAAAAGTATTGTCAATTCCTGCAGTCCTGCCTTCTCCTGCTTGTTGTCCTATAAATACACTATCAACATCACTTACTAAATTTTTGGCTGCATTATATCCTATTGCAACAAGTCTACTTCCTGTAAAAGTATATAAAGCATTTACTCCAATAGCTACTGTTTGACCATTGGTAAGCTGATTATTTAAAGCGTCAAAACCTATAGCAATATTGTCTGAACCACTTGTGATTTTAGTACCTGCACTTCGCCCTAAAACGCTATTTCTACTTCCTGAACCAATATCAACTCCAGAATTTTTACCAACTAAAGTGTTTGATTCTCCTGTAGTTATACCAATACCTGCTTGATGTCCTAATGCTGTGTTAAATGAACCACTTGTTAAAGCATTTAAAGTAAATCGCCCTATTGATGTATTGCCACTTCCTGTAATTCCTGAACTACTTGCACCTGCAAAAGAACCAATTAAAGTATTTTCACCACCTGTTGAAGCTTGTGCTGTGCCAAATCCTGCCTGATACCCTATAAATGTATTCTCTGCACCTGCTGTCCAAAAGTATCCTGCTCTATATCCTAATGCTGTTAAGCCATCTTGAGTAGTGTTATTTTCCAATGCCCCATTACCTATTGCAGTATTATATTTCCCTGATGTATTTTGGTGTAATGACAACCTACCTACTGCTGTATTACTACTTGCAGTATTAAAATGCCCTGATTCATACCCTACAAAAGTATTCTGATTTTGGTCTGTGCTTGTATAACCTGATGCAGTTCCTATATAAGTGTTTTGGTCTCCATCTACATTGCTATAACCTGCATTAGTTCCAACATTTACATTATTTATTCCTGTTGTAAGTAATCTTCCTGCGTTTGCACCTACTAAAACATTTTGAAGTCCTGATGTAAGTGATTCACCTGCGTTATATCCAAATGAAGAATTATTTGCTCCTGTTACATTTGCAGGGTTTCCTGCATCAAAACCAAAATATGTTCCAAAAATTGAATTTACAGAATAAATTGATCCATTTGCTTTAATTCGCATTCTTTCTGTTGCATTAGTTGAAAAAACCATAGCATCATTTTCTCTTTGAACAATTTGCAAAGAACTTTGACCTGTAAAATAACCTATACTTGCACCATCAGTTGCTCCTGAACCTGTTGTATTATTACCAATATTAAGATATGTTGTGCCTGCTGCTTGTAAACGAAGTTCTGGTGCAGTTACATTTCCACCAAAAGTTGCTCCAGAATCTACTGCTAAAACACCACCACCACTTGAATTTTCACTAATTCTTAAATTTTCTCCATTTCCATATATATCCCATCGCCCAGTTCCACTTGCTCCATACATTCTTACATAATCACCACTTGAAGAACTTGTAGCTATAAACTTTTTAGATGTAGCAGTTACATCACCAGCAAAGGTTGAATTTCCTGTTGGTGTAATAGCTAATTTAATTCCTTGACCTTGACTGTAAATATTATAATTAGCATCATTGGCAGCAGTATAAGTTTCCCATTTTGAAACACCTGCTATTTTTAAAAACATTCCTGCTTCAGAGCCACCTGAATTAGCACCATCAATATTTAAATATGAGTTAGTAGTTAAATTCCTTACTAAAACATTTTCTGTAAAAGTTGCAGTTGTTCCTGTTAAAGCACCCGTAAGAGTTCCCCCTGCAAGTGGCAAATATAAACCTGCTGAAGTATCTACATAAGCAGTTGTTGCTACTTTTGTAGAATTGTTGTTTGCTGATTGTGTTACAGCAGTTGTTGAAGTGTTTATTGTACCATTTAAATCACCTAAAAAAGTAGGTGATGTCATTGTTCCTGCTGCTAAAGTATTTCCACTTGTAGCATTTACTGTAAACTTATTTGTGTTAATTGCAAAGTCTCCAAGAATAGCAACATTTCCAGTTGTCGCATTAGCTGTTAATTTATTTGTGTTTACCGAAAAGTTACCAGCAGAACTTAAAGCCGCTGTTGTTGCAACTGATCCAGATACATTAATAACAGCACCAGATTCAGCCATAATTGAATCAGCAATAGTTCCTGTTGTTAACCATTTTGCAATGTTTCCTGGCGTTCCAGTTCCTTCAACATCTGTGTGATCTAATTTTTCCCAAACATTTGTAGATCCTGCAATTACCCAATCACCAACAGACCATGAGTTAATTCCATTTAAAGGATGTGTTCCCCCTACATTAACAACATAGTAATGCCCTTGTGTTATAAATGGTGAATTATCAATTGTGTATGCTTCATTAGTCAACATAATATCTGATGCTAATGAAAGTATTGTATTGCTATCAACACCAGTAACTAAAGCAGTTTGTCTGTCAACTTGATTTATTACTTTATCACCAACAGTTACAGTTGAAGTAAAGTTTGCAGAACTATCTACAAGTTTATTTGTTGTTGTTCCTGTTGTTGTTCCACTTGCAGCTTCGTTACCCCCAGAAACTAAAACTGGTGAATTACTTGTGGCATTCCAAGCACCTTGAAACTGAAGTCCATTTGCTATTCCATTAATTTGAGATTGTAATTTTCCAAAACCATCTAAAATAGAATCTGTTGCTAAAACAGTTGCTGCGGCTGGTGTTGGTAATCCTGTCAATACTTTTCCAGTAACTGAATTATTGTCTAATGTTACAGCACCACTAA